GATAATCCTACAGAGGAAGATAAGAATCGTATGGAGAAAGCTGAGAAAGATTATGATGAGAAGAAGAAGGAACAGGAGAAATAACATGGCTGGTAAATTAGGACGTCCTCGGAAGGATGTGAAGGAAATAAAATCATGAGTTCATATGCAACTCAACAATTAATAATCGGAAGTACACCAGTAGGATTTGATGATAGTATCATTAGACCAAATTCATTGACATCTCCTACAAGAGCTTTTTTTATTGTAGAGAATAATTCTATTAGGGTTAGTTCTGTTATTCAGCCTACTGAAACATCAGGGTTAATAGCTCCCATAGGGTCATCAGTTGTTGTTAGAGGACAAAAAGATATAGAGGATTTTAAGGCAATTAGTACTAATCCTTCTAAAACATCCTCAGTTTTTGTAGAATTTACAGACGAATATTAAAATATTTAATTATGACTATCCACTTCAATAATATGCAATTTCATGAGAACATTGATTGTAATTATCAATATGATTATATTGATGTGCACAAGCAATTAATAGAATCTACATCACAAGAACAAGTTGCAATATTACGTGATATAATTGAGAATGATTTATTTTTTATTGTTTATTTTATATTAAAAATTGAAGTGGCTAATCATCCATTTATTGTTGATAGATGTAAAGAGGTTCAGAATGGTCCTATTACTAATACTTTGGATGTATGGCCTAGGTATCATTTTAAATCTACAATTATAACTATAGCAGAAACTATACAATTTCATTTAAAATATCCAGAAAAATGCACTTGTATTTTTTCATACAAAAAAGCAGCTGCAGAAAAATTTGTAAGTTCAATAAGAAGAGCTTTTGAATCAGATTTTCTAATAAATCTTTTCCCTGATAAATTATATGCTAATCCTGGAAGAGAGTCTGGATCTTGGAGTTTAGTAAATGGGATTACCATTAAAAGGTCTAATAAATCTAGACCTCAAAGAACTGTTCAAGCATCAGGATTAGTAGAAGGGATGTTACAAGGTGATCACTTCGAACGTAGATTGTATGATGATATTGAAACCGATGACATGAAAGATTCACGAGAACAAATGGATAAATGTTATGATAAATTTTGCATGTCTGTTAACCTTGGAACTGGATTAGATGATGACATTGAACGAGTTGTTGGAACATTTTATTCCCATCTTGGACCATTGGTACGAATTAAAGATCATAAAACAATTTATGGAGATGATGCTTATTCTTATAGGAAATATGCAGCAACAGATGACGGCACTGTCGATGGAGTTCCTGTTTTAATATCTCAGAATAAATTAGATCAACTAAAAACACTTCCAACTTTTTTTTCACAACAATTATGTGATCCAACTCCAATACATGATTTGACATTAGATCCATCATTATTACTATACATATCAGCTAATGATATTCCAATTAATATTTTTAAATTTATGGTAATTGATCCGTCTGGTGGAATCGTTACAAAACGATCTGATTCTTGGGGTATACACATCATTGGAGTTGAGCCCATCATGGATGATATTGGTGCAAGCAATATTTATATATTAGACTCATTTATAGATAAAGCTAATGAGTCAGAAATAGTCTATATATTAAGTAGTATGTATAGACGCAATGGAATCATAGAACAAGTTGCATACGAATCGGTCAACAAAGTAACACCTGGATGGATAGTTCACTTTCAAAATGCCATGAAATCTCATGGAATATCATTATCAGAGGAAACTAAAAATATTAGGATCATAACTCCCCAGGGAAGAGAGAAAAAAAATCGAATTACTAGTGCTCTTAGGCTACCTTTATTACATGGTAAATTGTATATCTCTAACAATGTAACAATTAAATATGTAGATGCATTGAAAAATGAGATGTCTCGTCATCCGTTAGGGAATGATGATGGTATAGACGCATTATCATTTATTTATAATATCTTAGATGATTTTGGATTCCAATGGAGAATTCCTACAACATCAACCAAAAACATAATCCCTATAATACCGCAAATGCATAATGAGGGATGGATGGGAATATGAAAAATAATGATGACATTTTATCATCTGCTATATCTCAATTTGATGAAAGTTATAGATTAGAATCTGACAATAGACGTGATGCTGAAATGACTTCTCAGTTCATTGATGGAAATCAATGGCCAGAAACAATGAAGGATAGTAGGAGAGCTCAGCGAAGACCATGTCTAACTATCAATAAACTTAGAAAATATATTCTTCAAGTTTTAGGAGAATTACAGCAAAATAGACCTGGTCTTAAAGTAAGACCTATGGATGATCAATCTGACATTCCAGGAGCAATGGTTAGAGATGATTTGATAAGACATATAGAATTTATTTCTACATCAGATGTGATATATGACACAGCTCTATTAAGTGCCTTAGAAGGTGGATATGGATATTGGAGAATAGTAACAGAATATGATAATGAATCATTTGATCAAAATATTATTTTAAAAAGAATTCCTAATAGATTTAGTGTAATACTAGATCAGACATCAGAAATGCCATCATATGAAGATGGTAGATACGCATTTGTTATGAAACATATGTCAAGGGATAAATTTCAAGAAATGTATCCTGATCATGATATGACACCTTTTACAGAAATAAATGGAATGGAGAATTGGTTTACTGAAAATAATATAACTATTGCAGAATATTTTTGGAAAGAAACTGAAACTGTAGAAATATGGAAATTAGAAGATGGTACCATATTAAAACCAGAAGATATTGAAAAAATTAAAGACACTACAATATTAGAAGATATATTAGCCACAAAGCCTAAAAAAAGAATAGTTGAGCAGGATAAGATTTATTGGGCTAAAATGACTGGAAATTCAATATTGGAAGGACCTACAAAATTTCCTGGTACATATATCCCTATTGTTCCTATGTTGGGATATGAATTTAACGATAATGGTAGTCGTAGATTCAGGGGATTAATATATGATAGTATCGATGCAGTTAGAATGTATAATTATTGGAAAACATATAATGCTGAAAGCATTGCTTTGTCTCCAAAGACACCATATATGCTAACTGCACAACAAATTGAAGGACATCAGGCTCAATGGGATGTAACTCATTTGGTTCCTTCTCCATATATATTGTATAATCATATTCCAGGTGAACCACCTCCTATTCCTAAAGCATCAACACCTCCTCCAATAGCATCTATAAATGAAGCTAATTCAGCAACAAATGACATACAAGATACAATTGGATTATATGCTTCTAATATGGGTCAACCTTCTAATGAACGTAGCGGAAGGGCTATCTTAGCTAGACAAAAAAAAGGTGATAATACTACATATACATTTGTGAATAATTTTCATAATGCTTTAATTTTTAGTCATAAAATTATTTTAAATATGATTCCAGAAGTGTATGATGCTCAAAGAATAATTAGAACATTAGCTAAAGACGGAGGATTAAATGAATTAAAATTAAATTTTCCAACAAAAGACCCAGGCACTCTAATAGAAAAAGTATTAAATGATATGACTGTTGGTAGATATGACATGGTTCCAGTTGTTGGACCTAATTATGCTACAAAGAGAATGGAAACTCTATCATCAATGCTTGACTTTATACAATTTGTACCTCAGTATGGTGGTATTATGGCTCCTGAAATTGCAAAGTTAATGGATTGGGAAGGTGCTGAAAAAATTGCAGCAAAAATAGAAGCATCTGATCAACAACAACAAAATGTTAAAAATAAATAATAATACAACTATTTAATGAACTTTTTGTAATATATTTTATAAGAATGATCACTCTTTATGGATACACCTGCGAAGGATTTTATAAAAAATTATTTTATAAGTTAATATATTATAAAGACACCTCAAAAATAAAAGGATTATATAATGGAAGCAATAGATTCACAAATTGATAACCAGGAGGAAACAGATGGTTTGTCAGAAGAAAGAGTTGAAGAGACCATTCAACCAGAAAAAAAAGAAGAAGAGAAACAAACGATAGATCAAATTAATAATGAACAAAAAATTAAAGATCTTGAAGATAGATTACAACATAAAGAAGATTTTATTCAGCAGCAACGTTCTGAAAATGATAAATTAAAATATAAATCAGAACAAGTTCAAAAAACACAATATGATAATAATATTACTAAACCAGATCCAAATAATTATAATGACGAACAAAAATATATAACTGATCTTGTTGGTTGGGAAGTTAAACAAACCAACATTCAAGATACTATTCAAAGTGAAATTAGAAAGAGTGCTAGTAATGATAAGATTATTGCTAATAAACATAAGTTTGATCAGAAAGCTAATATCTTAAAAAAAGAAATAAGTGATTTTGATAATGTAGCAAAATCTTCTACTATGTTAGATTTATATAGTAACTCATCTAATAATTTAGGTTTAATATTAGAAAATATGGATAATGGTCCAAATATAGCTTATTATCTTGGTAAAAACATAGATGTAGCACATTCATTATCTACTTTACCACCACATGAACTAGTACCAGCTTTGTTGAATATAGAAAACCAAGTAAAATCAAAAACAACAACCAAACAAAATACAAATAATATAGAGCCAATTAAACCATTAAGAGGTACTAATGGTGCCATTAAAGATAAGTCAGTTCATGAAATGACAACTTCTGAATGGTTGGCTCATAAAAAAAAAGGATGATAAAACAAGATGACAGATTCAGTATTTAATATGCCAGGAGCATCAACGCCTAATAATTTTCTTCACCCAATTGAAATCACAAGAGAATATCTCAGTACTTTGACCAATAATCTTGTAATGGTTAAACATTGTTATAAGGGTTATTCTGAAAATAATTATGGAAATGCAAATCCAAAAGAAGGTGACACTCTTAGAGTTAGACTTCCTAATAGATTTAAAAGTTCATTAGGAGCAGAAATTGGAACCAATGATCTAAGTTCAGTTGATGAAATCTCAGTTCCTGTTCAATTGACAACTCGAAGAAAAATGGCTCTTGGTGCTACCACACAGGATTTTTCTCTTTATATTGATGATTTTAATAAATTATTTTTATCTCCTGCTGCTACTCAAATGGCTAATGATATTGATTTTGATGCTGCTGATCTTTATAAAGATGTTTATAATTGTGTGGGTTCAGCAACAGCGATTCCAAGCAGTCTTAAACTGTTTTTAGATGCTGGAACTGTTTTGGATAATAATTCTGTTCCACGCGATGGTCAAAGATGGGCTACTCTAACTTCGGCAACCATGGGATCAATGGTAGATGCTTTGAAGGGCTTATTTCAAGACTCTGGTTTGATTGGAAAGCAGTATAGAAGTGGTATGTTGGGCATTACTGGCGGATTTCAGTTTGAAATGTCTCAGAATATGAAAAAGCATACTAGTGGAAATTATGGAACTTCTGCTGAATTGAAAGTTGATATGGTTGAAGGTAGTGATCAGATTGTTATCGATACTTTTGCAGGTGTTTCTGGAACACCATCATTCGCAGTAGGAGATATTATTTCCATTGCAGGTGTTGATGCTGTTAATATGTCTAACAAGCAAACAGTAGGTCTTTCTCAACAGTTTACAATCAAAAGTGCTACGTGGAATTCTGGTAATAGTGATATGACTTGTACTATTTCTCCTACTCCAATTGCCAGTCCTACAGATCCATACCAGAACGTATCTGCATTAGCATCTGCAGCAGATACAGTGTCTTTTGAGGTTGAAGAAAATATTACTTATGCTGTGAATCTTTGCTTCCATGAAGAAGCATTTTGTTTTGTATCAGCTAATCTTCCTATTCAAGGTGGAGTAGATTATGGTGCATCAGAAACAATTGAGGGTGTTAATACCAGGATTCTACGACAGTACCAGTTTATGAGTGATACATCTCCCACTAGAATGGATGTATTATATGGCATGAAAACAACGCGTCCGGAAATGGCTGTACGTGTAATTAGTAAAGAATAATTAACTAAGGGAAAGAAAATGACACTTGAGAAAACTACAGGTAGTATGGAAAATGAAGCAGTAATTACGGTGATTAAAAGACCAGAACCATTGAAAGCTATTGAGATTACAAAAGAAAATATATCAATCATTGATAAAGCTTTCTTGTCTGTCATTACTAATATTGATGATGATGGTACTATTACTATTGTTGAATTTGATAAAGAAATAACTAAAAATTGCTTTAAAGAATTTACTCATTTCATTACTCAGAATCTTCAAACTGGAACTGTTAAATTTTACTCAAAAGAAATGTTCATTAAAAAATTTGTAAGAATGTCAGTTCCTGATAAGGTAGAAGAAAATAAAGTAGATAAATAATATAGGATAATATCTATGACTACAGCGCGTCAATTAATATACAGTTCATTAAGATTGATTCAAGTTGTAGATCAAGGAGAAGAGTCATCTGATTTAGATATTGAATCAGGTGCTCTTCTTGCACTACAAATGTTAATATCTTCTTGGAGTACTCGTGAACTATTATCATTTACTACAATTGTAGATCAATATTCTTTAATTGCAAACAAAGATTCATTCACGATAGGTCCTTTGGGTGATTTAGTTGTAGAGACACCTGAATCAATAGCAAATGTATATATTTCAACATCTAATAATATTGATATTACATTATATCCAATTAGTCAAACTGAATATTATAGTATTATAAATAAACAGTATTCTTCTAATTCATATAAATATTATTACTACCAATTTGGATATCCAAATGGAACTTTTTATATGTTTCCAATCCCATCTACATCCGGAGATATTATCACGATATCATCGTATAAAAATTATACTTTAGATGATAGTATTTCAATTGATTCTCTAATAACACTTCCATCTCCATATTTAAATGCTCTAAAATATAACTTAGCCATAGAATTGGCTTCTGAGTATGCAACAGAAGTATCTATGTCGGTTGCTGTAAAAGCAAAAGAAACATTAGATGGAATTGTAAGGTTGTGTCAAAAGAAAGTTCCTCAAGCTCAATTTGATTTTGGAAATTCTCCGTATAGTCATAACCATACATTGGATTTTATTTAATATGCCATATAATACAGAATATTTTAAATATGGTATAGGAGCTGCTGGATTAAATTACGATGCTAATATTTCCAATATGCATCCAAGTTGCGTATTGCCATATAGTATCAATTTTAATGTATTAAAGAATTCTTTGAGATCTAGAGGTGGGACTAAAATCATTTTAGATTCTCCTGAGAATTCACCAATATCATCAATGTATCAAGTTAGTAACACATCTAATGAGGGTGGGATATTACATACTAATGATAATGGTAAAATATATTGGAATAATAGTTTATTACATTCTGATGTATCAAGCATACGTAAAGCTACTTATGTAAATTGGAATGGTAATATTATAGTCAATTGGGGATTAAACACACCTCAAATTTGGGATAGATCATCTGTTTCTACTATTGATTTTCCATCAGAACATATGTCCCCTGATTGGGTAGCTGATAATATCTATCCTAAAGTAATGAAACTATATGGAAAAAGAACATCTGTAAGGGCTTGGGCAATAGGTGAGGGATTAAGAAAAAATACTATATATTATTCAAATTTAAATAACGGAATAACATCTTCTCCTGATTTTAGTGTTAGTAATGGAGGTTTTTTCTTTATATCTACAAGAAATAATGAACCACTAACAGCAATTATTAATTTTGGAGATAGACTGATTGTTTTTAGTGCATCTCAATCTTTTGTTATTGATGATTCTTCATCATCTACATCTGACTGGGGATATGTAGAAGCGCAATGGAAAGGTGGTACGATATCACAAAATACTGTTGTTGCTACAGAAAATGATATATTAGCCATGACAGAAGATGGTACAATTTACTCAGTTACAGCAGTAACGGAATATGGAGATTATAAAATATCATCTATAACAGAACAAGCTTCAATTGATGATTATTTTAAAGATTATATCAATAAATCTCAACTTAATAATATCCATATGCTTTATGATCCATATTTAAGATGTATTAAGATATTTTGCTCTTCGTCAGTATCTACAAAGAATGATATGGCATTTGTATATTTTATAGACAAAACACCAGAAACTGGATGGGGACCAGTACATAATAACATATTATATAATTCAGGCTATGATGCAAATTGTAGTGCTGTTGTTTTGTCTGAACATAATACATATATTATTATTACTGGTGATTATAACGGTGACATATGGGAACTAGAAACAAATACTATTCAAGATGGTAATAATATTTTTGAGATGTCTTTAACAACACCCATTATATCAGTTAATAATCCAAGAATTACTAAACGATTTAAAAGAGGTTTTTTAGAATTATCATGCAATAGTCCAATTAATGTTTCAATTAGAATGAAAACCGATTTAAACAGTAAGCATAAACTTGTTTATCATTCAATATCAAATCCAAATAATGTATTTGATGAAGCTAAATGGGATATTGCAAAGTTTGCTGGTGGACGACCAATACAACGTATGCGATATCATATTAATTTAATAGGAGTAGGGTTACAACAAACATTTATATTTTCTCCATATAGTATAGATAAACTATCTCAATATGATGTATCTAAATGGGATGAAGCAACATTTCCTAGAGACAATATAACATATAACCAATTTGAGGTTATATCTAACATGCTAGATATAACACCTATAGCTTCAAGACTTAAAATTTAAAGAGAAATATTATGAAATATGGACAAAAAGTTTTTTCAGATGTAGCAAATGGTGATAATTCATTACAAAACCAATTGGATTCTATTAAACAACAGTTAGATCAATTTAATATTCAAATAGAAAGTATTCCCAATTCTACCTTAAGATCATCTGGTAACTGGAATATGAAAAGTCCAGCGATTCCATTCGAAACAATTTATGCTGCAAAATGGAATGATGAATTCCAAAATGTTATTAATAATTGCAATCCAGATGGAGTAGGAGGATCTTCAGAAGATGTTTCTAACATGCAAGCAACATTAAATCCATTTCCAGGGAGTAGTCCATATCTATCTAATTCATTGCGTCAAGAATTAGAAGAATTAAGATATCAACTCAATGTAATTATAGGTAAATCATATTGGTATGAACTACCTTCTAAGAGCATCGAAGATCTTCAAGTAGAGATTGTAGATAATACTGTTGATGGTGCAAATTTACACGATCATACTGGTATTGGTATTGATGGGGGAGGAGCATTAATTGGCACAGATGCATATGAAGATGGATCAATAACTAAAGAAAAACTTGCATTTAATATTACTGGATCAGTTGTTAATTCTGTTTATATTCAAGATTCAAGCAAATTCAATGTTTCTGGTACCAATATTATTCCATTAGATGACACAATACCACAAAAAACAGAAGGGTTGCAATATATGCATTATGCATATACTCCTAAAAAAATTAATAATAAATTAATGATATCTTTTGTTTGTGGTGGAATGTCTACTTGGGGTGGAAATGGAGATCTGATAATTGCAATTTTTTTTAATTCTGATGATAATGCATCTGCATCTAGCGCGTCTTTTATGCCACCATGGGAAAGCCATACTGAAGAATTTAGCATTAGACATGAACATACAATAACATCATTAGATGTTTTAAATATATATATTAGACTCGGAACAAATGTAGAGGTACCAACAGCTAATCCATTTATCATCAATAATAATTTCAATGGAACTCAATCATCTAGTATGAAGATTGAAGAAGTTGAAATTGATGAATAATGTTATATTTTATTCAAGCATGGCATAAACAACATTTTGATTTTATTAAATATAGCTTAAAATATGAAGGATTAACAGACAATGAACTCTTTACTGATACAAGTGAACGAATTTTTTGGTTATGTATTAATAAAAGCAAAAATACTATATATGGTTTTTTTGGCATCTCTTTAAAGGAATCAATATATCCTGTCTTAGAATATTTTTGGATAAAACAAGATGAAAGAAAAAAAATAAACAATACATTATTAAAAATGATAAGATTTCTTAAACAATTTTTACTTGATAATTATATTAATCATATCATTTTTGATGTAAAACATAGTGATAAATTTCAATATTTATCTAAATTTGTTAGATGTATGACTAAAACATCACCATATAAAATTACAAAAAATAATAGTTATTTTCTTATTGGTGTTAAGGATATTAAAATATGAAAATTTATAATAAAATAATTATTGATATGGTTACAGAAGAGACTATCTTTGAAGAATCATATGAATATCAAGGGCCTGTAGTGGAATGTAAAGGTGGAGGTGCTAGTGTTCCACCTCCCACCTCAGAAGAGATACAGATACAAAAAGAAATTCTTTCGCAATTACAAGACTCAAGATCTCTTCAAGACAAATTTATGCCATTACTAATGGAAACTTCTGGATATAAATATGATGATGACAATAAATTAGTTAAAATGCCATATGAAGAATATTTAGAAACTCTTAATCCTGCAATGAAAATACAATATGAAAACTTAGAATTGATTCAAGATCAAGCCAACAGAGCTCTTAAAGGAGAATTACCCGTATCAGCAGCATTAGAAAAAGGAATATCTTCTCAACGTCAAGCATTAGATGATGATTTGAGCCGAAGGTTGGGGTCAAATTGGGCTCAAAGCAGCGCAGGAATACAAAGCAGCCAAGAATTCAATAGAAACGCTGAAATGATGCGAGAACAAGCCAGAAATAATGCCATATCTCAATATGGTGGTCTTGGTCTCCAAGGGAATCAAATATATGGTCTTACTCCAAGCCAGTCGGCTCAACAAATTGGTGGAATCACTGGTTACTCTAGTTCTTTGATACCAACATACCAAGGAGCATTACAGCCGTATCAAAACCAAAGAAATTTACAGACACAGGCTAACATGTCGAATGCTCAGAATGAATCTAGTATGATGGGTTCATTGTTCAGTGGAGTAGGGAATATTGCTGGTATGGGACTTGGATCTTTCTTAGGCTAAAAAGGATAATATAATGTCAGGTTTAACTGGTATAGGACAAGGTGTACAAGGTTTTGCAAGTGGTCTTGAAAAAGGATTTGGAATAGCACAACGAAAAAAAGAAAAGAAAATTCAATCTCAAATGATGCAATTGCAAGCTATTCAACAAGAACGTGAATTTCAACTTAAAGAACAAGAATCTATAAACAAACAAGAACAAGTACATTTTGATAATTCATTGACATTATTAGATAAATACTTGAAAGGTTTTAGACCTGTAGCCAATACAGCTGCTGGAACAACTTATATGGAAAATATTTCTAGAATGCCATTTTTGGAAAATTCTCCACAAGCAATAAAAAGTTTTGCTGAATCACTTTCTACACAAACAGGTAACAATATTAAAACAATAGGTGGTATTTTAGGAACTTATTTAAATTCTAAAAAAGATAATGATAAAAATGGTATGGCACAAGCATATTTTGAGGCATTGGCTATGTTTGGAGACGAACCACCAAATGGGATGCAAGAATTTTTTGATATTGCAAAACAAGAATTATTTCCAAAAGAAACAAAACAGACTCAATCTAATCTTGGTAAATTAATTGCAGAACAAAAACAATATGATTCTGAATCAAAAGAATATGAACTATACGATTTAGCAAAAGATAAGGCAGCTAGTTCTTCTGGAACAAATATTAATATAGATATGGGTAAAAGCACTAAAAATCATCTACAAAAAAATCTTATGAACATTAAAAATAGTTTATCTGGTTTGAAAGAAACTAAAAAGCAATTAACTCCATCTGTTACACAATTTTTATCTGGTCCAGGGCAATTAAAAAGTGCAACTATATCCTTAAAAAGAAAACTTGGAATAAAAAGCAATGATACTGATGAACAAGCTTATGATAAATATCTTGGGTTGGTGTCAACATATATGCAAACAATTGGAGATGAAGTTCATAGATTATATGGAAGCGCTTTGACTCCTACAGAAGTCAAGAGGGTAACAGCAATGTTCCCCAACATCAATACAGAAATGGGATGGAAAAGATTCTTACAATCGGATGATGGAAGAACATTTGTTGCTAAACTAGATGCTACTATCAACAATATGACATTAATATCTGATAGATATACATATGCATTGAAAAATGGTAGTATTATGTTTGATGATGAAGGTCAACCAATTGCCTTTTTAGATCAAGAAGAGAATCCAATTACTCTAGAGAATATGAAAGAAATAAATGAATCTAAAACTCAAAATAATCAAAATAACAAAAATTATCAAATAGCTAGAAATGAGTTTGCTAGATTAAACCCAAATTTAAATGAAGAAGAAATTGATCAGATTACCAATCAATTCTTTCAACAAGAACAATCTGGAAATCTATAATGGATAAAGAATTATTAAATAAAGTACAAACTTTCAATCAAGATTATCTGTCTCCTGTAGAAGACGATTCTTTATTAAATCGTGTCCAACAATTTTCTAAAAAAAATCACGATGTTGGGATGTTTGGTGTTTCTGGCATTTCTGAATCTCTGGTGGGAGAAGAAAATAAGAATGATTATCCAAGTCAATTACAAGAGCTTGAAATATCAAATCCTTTAAGAGTAACATCTCCAATTGCTATTGGATTAGCTAATATGGTGTATGATCCTAATAAAAAAATAGAAATTTTTGCAAAATATCGAGATTTATCACCAGATGATTATGCTATTCAAAATGGAGAGATAGTCTTTAGAGATAAAGATGGCAAATTGTATTCAGAAGAAAGTTCTGGGGTTGTAAATTTTTTACGTAGAGAGGGAAATAAAATAGCGCTTGATCCTACAACATATGTTACAGGTGGAGCTGGTATGTTAGCAAGAAAAGCAACTCAAAAAGCAGTGGGAATTGGTGCTAAATTAGCAGTTCCTGCCACTGAAGCACTTGGAGCATATTTGGGTGAAACAGCTAAACAGCAATATGCTAAATATGAGTTGGGAGAAGATAGACCTATGTCTCAAGATGCATGGGATGCTGGAACAGTAGCTGGACTTGGATTAGTTGGAGAAGGAGTTGGTAGAGCTTTAAAGTGGGGAAGTAAAAAAACTTTAGATTTTCTCAATATTCCCACTCCTGGTAGTAAAAACTCAAGAATTAATAGTATCTTGGATAAAATGAATGTTTTTGATAAAAAAAATATCAAAAAAATATCTGATATAGAGTTTCAATCTAACAGATTCGGTATTCCATTAAACATAGCTGAAAAATTAGAAAACATTGAAGCCATAAGTACTATTAAAAATTTAAATTCTAGAGAAACAAGAAAGATTTATGAACAAAGAGTAGATAATCTCATGGAAAAGGTTCCAAGATTTGTAACAAATTTACTTCCAAAATCAACAAAAAATCCTAATTTTTCAGCAAAAATATATGTAAATCAAGAATTAGAAGGATTATCAAAAGAAGCTGCAAAGTTGATTAGACCATTTTATGAATTAGCATTTGAAAAATCACCCACCATAAATACCAAAAAAATAGTTAATCAAATAACAGAAAAGATAGATAGACAAAATATTACAGTGGCAGAAGCATCTGCCTTAAAAAAAATTACAAGAGATTTGATAAAAGTTAAAAGTGTTAAAGGGGAGAATGTATATAGTTACGATATTCCGATTAAAAAAATAGATAAAATCAAAAAACAAATTGATGAAGGTATTTATAGTCAAAAATTAGAAAATATGTCTTCATTTAAAAAGGTTATCAACAAAGAATTAGACACTCTAAAAAAAGATATATTATCTGAGGCTGATAAAATATCACCTGAATATAAGCATGCTCGAGAAATAGCTTCTTTAATATTTGAGGGAAGTTCAAGATTAGGAAAAACATCTTCCACAGAAGCTAAAAAATATGCTCAATTAGGCGATCAATTAAAGAACAAAAAAAATCTTTTAATGAATACATCTAAAATTCCTGATGAAGATATTAGAAATATTGGAAGTTATGTTTTATCTACAAAAAATAGCGATCCTACAATTGCTAATGCAGTAAAGAATGCTATCTATACAAGAGAAAATGGTAAAGAAATATGGAAGAGTATTGTAGGGGATCATATTTTATATCAATTTGGAAATATCCCTACAACAGGAAAAATGAATCCAGATATTGGTGGAGAGATGTGGAAATCAATCTTTGGAAGTAAAGCAAAATCAGATGTTATGAAAGTTGCTCTAAGACCAGATCAATATCATGATTTTTATACATTTTTTAATTTGATTCGTAAAACAGGTTTAGCTATTCCACCTCAAAAAGGTGTTAGCAATACTGATATTAAATCTAAATTCATTTCTCCTGCTTTGAGATCATTGAAGCCATTTATATCAAAAGAAACTATTTTGGCAGATGCTATCCAATCTATCGTTACTAAAAAAGGAGTTAAGCAATTTGTGGATATACTTTGGGACCCAAATATAGGTTCTAAATTAGCTGCAATGTCTGCTGAATATGAAAGTAATAAAAATAAAGAACTTTTAATAAATCAACTTATAGCTACTCTTGGTTTTAGCGCTGCACAGGTAATCAGTAATAATATAAATCAATAATTCAATCGAGTAATATCTCTTACGATTACAGTTATATCATCACTAACGACTTCAAACCATATCTGATATCCACCTAAACCAGATCCAAATGGAGCAGCCAAACTGTTTATATCAGAATAAGTAGAAATATCTACAGTGAGGAAGGTTTGTTCTGTTTCTCCATCAGGAAGAGTAAGTAGAAGCCTTCTGGTGAATCCAGACAAGGGATTAATTAACTTAACATATAATCCAGCATTTCTATTTGAAAGCTTTCCATTATAATCAAAAGATATTCTCCAATATTGCGGTTGTCCTAAAACTGGATTTTCTAAGAAAACACCATTATAACCTCCAACATCAGCGTATATAGATGAAATATCTTTAATTGGAGCTGTTTCTGGGAAAAAAGTTTGCGAGTCTAAAAGAGGATTTGAATAAATTAGTTGTTGATCAGTGCCAACAACTAAATTATATGTTGGTTCACTCGTATCAACATTAGAAACTATTTTAACACTCCCCATGCTATCAGTACTTGAAACTTTTTGATTGGGTTTAAAACCTAGAGTGTGATTTATATTATAAGATGGATAGTTTGTGCCACCGCTATTTGTTCCATTGCCCATCCTTAATGTAGCATCATTAAAATCATATATATAAATATCTAATCCAGGCAATGGAGAATCAAATTCAATAAAAAATAAAAATATATTATTTGTATTTTGTGCACACGACAAAATATTAATCAATACAGGATCATCCGATCTTGTATTTCCCCTAATTGATATGATTGGAGCATTTGATACTTGATCATAATAACAATCTGCTGGAACCAATATTGATACTTCATATAATTCTTCATAATTTTCTCCATCCATAGATGTTTTCATCATGAAATGATAATATCCAAACTCAGTTCTAGTATTACTTATTCCTGGACAAAATGAATAATAATATTTACTTGTCTGTGTAGATGTATAAACAAGTCTAAAATCAGTATTGGTATTTGATAATGATGTCCATTGATCTTCTGATATTACTGTTGTGTTTATTTTTTTAATTTGATCTACTTCAGATGTAGTTATATTATCAATACCATTAGTTAAAACATCCTGCTTTGTTAGTAGTGAAGTATCTACATAATTTTTTGTAGCTGCATCTTGAAGCCATTGAGGATCAGTAACATTATTGATATAATGGTCACTCATATTCAATGATTCAGACTGTACACCTAAAGAAGTAATACTTTGCTGTAGTTTGATGAAGGTGACGCGAGCCTTGCTGTTAGAATTATCACTATCTTCTATCAAAAAATTGTCAATTATATCTATAATTCCACTTTTCAAAGGTAATGGTCCAAATTCATCTAAAACATTTTTATGAAATGCTTCTGGATCATTAGACCCAGAGTTATCAACATAATTTTTTGTTGCTACTTCTTGAGCTTGAGTAGGATCAGCAACATCTACAATTGCATTTCCTCCCATATCAATAGATGCGGTTTGTACTCCAACGGTAGTGTCAGACCCTTGTGTGTGCTTGAGAGTTACAGCATCCTCTATATCTGCTCCTGAAGATGTAATATCTGCCATTGAATTTACATTTAGAGTATTTAAAACCGTTGTGACATTGGTTGCATTGGTTACATCTGCTCCATCTTCAATACCAGTCAATTTGGTGCGTTCTGTATCAAGATATTTTTTATAGATAACACCATCTGTTAATTCTTCAATTGGTATGCTTGAAATATCAATATGCTTTTTTGCAAAGTTATCTTCTGAATCCTCTATTAATAGATGGTCTAATCCATTTAATGTAGTTTTTTCTGGTATTTCACCAAATTGTTGACCAACGTCCAAAGAAAGAGTTACAGGGTTGGCATTTAATAGATTAGTTAGACTTACTTTACGTTTCAGAAAACCAACTCGTGGATCTTCTATAATCATCCATGAAGAATTATCCAATGGGATAGATGCTTCATCTAAGATACTAATTTCATTTGATCTGTGCAAATGCACAGCATCTTCATCAAAACTTCCACCATTTACTATTTCTATCATAATTTTATCTTTATATTTTTTATGTTATTGGTTGTGATTCATGTACTACTTTTAAAACATCTACTGTTCTATACATCGCTCCATTTGATAATCCCCCAGCTATTGCAGATGTGTTATCTGCAAATTCTGGAATTGGAAATGTACCACCACCAATAAATGGAGTACCAACGGTTGCATTGGAACTAATTATAATCCAATTCGACACTCCATCACTCATTAATCTTTGAGTAGTATGGGTATTCCAAATTGCATATGTCATTTGAGTGTCATCAATTGATTGTCCAACAAATGCATTCATTCCCACCCAATTCTTGTCGCTACTTCCTTTTGTTTTTATATAAATACTTTTACCAGCATTTTCTGATTTGATTTGGGGCATACTACCAAAATCATATAAATCTGTACTCATATCAATAATATATAAACACCCGAATGCATCAGCTGGTAAATCTAAACTATCAGATGTTGCATTTAAATGCCGAATAGTTAAATCACTTCCACCATTTACTATTTCTATCATAATTTTATCTTTATATTTTTTATGTTAATTGTTTATAGTTAATGTACTACCTTTAAAACATCTACGGTTCTATATAATTCACCAACAGACAATCCACCTGTTTTAGCTGATGCATTATCTGTAAACTGTTGTAATCCAAGAGAACTATCAGCAACAAATGGAGTTCCAACACATCCATTTGATGATAAAACTATCCAGTTACTAACACCGTCACTCATAAAACAATGTGTAATACTAGTATTGATAACCCTGTAAGAAAATGGATGGTTATTGATACTGTCACCACCAGAACCTGCCATATATATACTAACACTATTATCGAGTGGAGCATTGATTTTAAAATAAAATCTAAATCCAGCATTTTCAGATGTTATTTTAGGCATATATCCTAGACTATAAGGAAATGTGGCTAGATCTATAAGAAAACAAGTATTTACATCTTCGTCTAGTACATACAATGCACCAGTAACAGCTACTTCAAAATGGACTATCTTTAATGGAGAGTCACCCATAAAAGAACTTGTTTTAATTCTCTTTTTATTCCAATTATCGGAACTATCTTCTATAAGCAAAATATCATCTACTTCAACTGTAGTCTTTTCTGGGATGTTATTTATTTCATTAGGTGTTTCTGAATGAATGGCTGTTGTAATTCCAGGGTAATCTTCTGTTGTTAAAGTTCCACTTGCTGATGGAGTTGTGAGGGATATATCTGAATCGGAATTAAACACCACCTTATTTAAAGAATTAGAAACAACAAATGTAGCAGCTTGTACACCAGGATCTGGTAGATAGTACATAATATCCTGATTGTGGTGTAAATTAGATATGGTGATATGATGTTGGTGAGGCATATCACTAAAAATCATAGATAAAGATCCTTCAGCATGTCCTCCATCACCATGAGTTGATACAAAACTACGAGCATATAACCATTGATTTTCCCAACTATTTTTAGACAAGAGTGTCCAAGTGTCTACACCATCATGAATAAGAGTACACGAAAAAGTTAATCCAATAAAAATATCACCACCATTAATATAATTATTGAATCCACTTTCTACTTTAAGTGAAGTAGTTAATGATGCTTGTCTAGATGTTACTACAATAGATTGTCCAGGTGTTGAACTATCTATAATTGGCAATGTTATAACAATATCATTTTGTGAACTATCACATATGTATTGTTTCCAATAATCACCTGATGTTAAACTAAGTGAAGAGGTAGTATTAACTATTGTATATCCAGGAGTAGAAGTGCCACCAGAAAAATATGCTTTCTTTTTTGCAAAAGAATCAGAAGCATCTTCTATAAGAATAATATCTAATTCGGTTGGGTTGCTTTTTAGTGCAACATTACCATTTATTTCATTAGAAGCATTGTAGTGTATGGCATATGGATCAGCACCAGAACCATGTTGATTCACATAATTAATCATGGAATTCATATTGACACCATGATGTAATACTGACCAATCTGGGTCTTGCATATTAATCACACGATGAGGAATTACAACACCTTCTCCTTGTGCTTCGTCTCCACCCAAATCAAGATCTTCATCTAATGGATCTGTACCGTCATCATGATCTTTTTCATGTGATAAAGCCCTAAGAGGAATTAGAGCGTTTTCAATATATTCTACAGTAGTAGCGTTATTAAGATCTGCTTGTGTTGGAGTTACTACATTATGAATACTATTGTTACCCATATCAAGAGATTGAACTTGTGACCCTAGGCGCTTAATCTGTAATGGATCAATTTTAACCATTATAGTATCTCCCGGAGTAGTGGTGTCATATGTATCAATGTAAATAGATCCTATAGGTTCGTATGGATTATTTATATTGATATTCATAAATTTCATATTACCTATATAATATTCAGGGTCTGGACGATTTGATTCTTGTAATAAGCCCCAAAGACATGAAGTAGGTGTTCCCTCCATGACATCATTTCTTTTATCGGGTGAAATCAATAGGGCCATAACAACTCCAAATCCCTTTAATATCATTTCTTCTTTTTTACCCTCAGCTTGTCCCTGTATAAAATCAGTAACATAACTTGATGGAAGAGAACTGTTTTCAAATCTATTAGAAGCTACAATATAACTATTAGGATCTATATTTTCAGAAGATCCTGCTATTCTAGTTCTATTCATTATTGGTACAATGGTACTATATGTACCTTCGTATTCTTTTCTAGAAACAAAATTAGCAAATATTGGAATAGATACTTCTATCGGAACATTGTCTGATTTTGCATCAATTTTATATTTTACCATTGAAAATGAAGTCATAAATCTAAAACCACCGTGTGGATATCCCTGATTATAGTGTCTTCTTGCAATTGGTTTTATCATCTTAAGAACATAATCTGGTACATTACCACTTTGAACAAGGGCACCAAGCCTTTCTGAACTATACAAATCCTCATTAAAGGTAGGATCATCAATCCTAGGTAACCAGAAAGGAAAACTTATCTCTATACTATCATCTACATTTTTCGATTGAAAAAGAGATGAAGACTTATCATAAGAAGTTTGATTTGGGAAAACAATATTTGATATTTTCATAATATTTTTATAATTGATTTGATCATATTCAATATCAGAAACCAAAGAAAAACTATCATTATCATTGCCATCCCCAACCCCTACAGTCTCATATCCTAGTGGTACTATTTGTAGGTAAGGTGCACCGACTGGACCTCCATCTTCAATACGAACTCTTCTTGACCAATCAACATGTTGAGCATCATCTTGAAACCACTTTCCAATAGACTTTATTATGGGACCAGGAAGCCCTGGTATTGGAGGAATTGTTCTATTTAAAGGAGGATCAATTAACTGAAAAATTATATCTTGATATGAGAACGAACTAGGTTCAAATGTATTAAACATATGAACTCTTTGATACGGAGGATATGGAAATCCACCAGCATTAAGCCATAAATATGACATTCCCCATCCAGGGACTATACTTGAAATATTACAATTATATAGTCCATCTGCATCTGTAATTGTCTCTGATAATATATTAAAAAATTGTCCTGGAATTAAACCTGTAACTGGTGTTTGATGTACTTTTCTAAGTATGTTTATACTTTTTATTTCTACTCGTTCATTTAAAAACCCATCTGTTATTTGAAGGGTCTGTGGTTGTAAAAAATTTTCATAAACAGAAATATTTTTTAATTTAACATAATCTCCTTCTTTTCCATAAACTATACCTTTCATTGTATTTGTATAATTATCATTAACAGATACAACATCAATAAGCATATTGTCTTCTATAGCACTTACTCTCTCTTTTAATCCATCTATAGATCGTCCATTTTCTGTAATTTTAACATCTAATCCGTCAACATCAGCTTGCATTGTTTCGAGTTGTGCAGTTATTCCTTCAACTTCAGTGGTCAATAAATCTAATTCTACCTGTATACTAGCGGCTGCTGCTGCTGTTGCTATAGATGTTACACTCGCAAGATCCCAAGTTATATGCTCTAACATGCTTGATTTTCTATCATCAGTAAAAAAAATACCATCATTGCTCACATCTTTAAGATGAAGATTAAGTTCATCTTTTATCTTATTGAAGTCTAAAGTAAGTTCAAGTGCGTCACCGTCACCAGGATCTTTAAATCCAGTCCCTAATTTAATGGTTCTAAATAGAAGGCCACTCCCACTTTTTCCATCATATATAGGTGTATCTCCACCCTTATTTATACCATAGTTAACCTGACCACCCCCACCAGTAGGCAAATCACTTATTCGCACTCGTTTTTTTACTCTATTTGATGGAGTTTCTTCTTCTGATTCTTCCAATAAAAGATATGATGCATCCAGAGAACTTGATTTTCTATCTACTCCTGCATACTCATTAACTCCTTCCATATGAACTGCTGCTGCATCATGTCCTGTTGGAATTTGACCAAAAGTAATTTTACGTTTTTCACCAGGATTGGTTGGATCATCCATTGGCTTTTCTATCATAAAAACATCAGTTGTTGCTACCGTTGTTTCATGAACAATAGTATCGAACTCACCAACTCCATCATAATGAATGGCTTTTGGATCTGTTGCATCGTTAGTCAAATCTCCATAATTTATATACTTTTTGGTATATCCATCATTATAGTCTTCAATTACTAATCTATCATCAGCATCAAATGGTCCATTCTTTACATTCAATTGCGTTGCAAATTCATTAAAAATCTGATAATGGAAAAGTCCAGATTCAAACCCAGCCGACATAATTTGCCATGAAATTCTTCGCTTATCAAAACCTTCTGTTTCTGAATTATAAACTTCTATTAAATATAAATCTGAAGCAGTGGCTACTGTTACGGCTTCTGCAGTAACAAACTCGTTAGATTCATTAGTATGTACGACATGTGTCATATCAAAATGACTATATATTTGAGATAAAGTCAATTTTCTTTTAAACCATTCTGGTGGCAAATTACCATCAGGTCTTTCTACAACAAAAACAATGTCGTCACCAGGAATTGCAATTGGACCAAGTTCATAGATTTCATTAGTTTTATCAACATGGATAGCTTTGATATCTGTTACATTATTATCTATATAATGTTTTGTAACAAAATCAGTGTCTAAAATTGGATCTTCTCCGTTTTGAATTCTAAATCCGCCCATATCAATAGCTTCGGTCATCACACCAAGTGTAGTATCTGTTCCTTGGACATGTTTTTTCGCTACAGCATCGTCTATATCTTGTCCAGGAGCAGAAATATCTTGGTGACTACTAACCAGTATGCTGTGTTCAGCAGTTTCTACACGCGCTATTGTAGTAACGTCTGCTAATGGTTCAATTCCACTTAATTTAGATCGCTCTTCAGTAAGATATTTTTTATATGTTATTCCATCTCCAATATCATCAATTGATAGATTTGTAGGTACAAAAGTTAATACAACCTCTGTATCAGTAGAATCTATTTCTAATGGAGATAACCCAGTAGGAAGTAATGGGCCTATGACTATTTTTTTAAATTCAAAAACTTTAGGATTGGTAGAATCACTTTTATAAATACCAACTCCAAGAGATCCAATATTTTGCGCTGTCTGATTTCCAACATCAGAAAATTTTATTTTCTTTTTAGAATCATCGTCTTGAGAATCTTCAATCATAATCCAATCATCAGCTACTGGATTTAATTTTTCATTCATATGGACAAATTCATCGTTAATATTCCAATGTATTGCAGTAGCATCATTAGAAGTATCTCTTAAAACTATATCATTTATTACAATGCCTTCTTTTATTTTAATAGCCATAGGTATATTGTCTTTATTTATTCTTTATGAATACCTTTTATAATATTGATTTTTTTAGTATCTGTTATATTTACAGGTTTAATACTTTCGGTAAATTTATCTATTATTTTCATCAATGCTTCTGGTAGTTCTGATGAACCAAATGTAGCATCTATATCAATAACATTTTTTTTATCAGAAGTACCAGAAGAAATATTAAAGTGAGTTCTAGAAGTATTGTGACCATCAATAGATTTAAGATCTGTATTTTTTGGTTTTCCAATACCATTTACTTTCATTTTAATATTTAATTTTTCAAGACGCATTGAGGACGGTGGAATTAAGGTTATTAGTGGAACTAACAATTTAGAATCACCTTGAGATAATGATACATCTACCATTTTTGCATGAAAAGAACCATCAGGAGCAACATCAAAAAACTTATCCATCAGTTCAATATGATTGTGAATAGTTATTTTCCTAGCACTATCAGCAGCATGTTGTATGCCTTTTATTAAATCTGAAATGCTATGTTTATTTGATTTTTTAAATATACCCATTACTTATTGAGCTGCTTTTGAATGAGATTTCCTATTAGGCATCTGTAAAAGCTTGCGAGAAGGTAATTCTCCACTATCTACCTTTCCTGTTACAACTGGTTTCAAGGCAGCTTGGGTCATAAAATCAATAACCTTCATCAACCCCTCTGGTGGATCAATACGTTTAACTTCGGTATGAACAGAGTATTTAGCCGTTGTGTCTGTTTTTCGTGTTTGCTCTGATTTATGAGACAAACTACCATGGACAGTAGCCTTAATAGGTCCCCATCCGACAGAAGCACTCAAACTACCTGACTTTGAATCAGTAGAATGACTTTCTGTAGCACTATGAACTGTAATTTCAAAATCAACAGTTCCTCGTTCTATTCCCATATTTGGATGAGAAATAGCTGCTATCAATGGAAGGGTCATCGTACGTTCACGGTTTCCAGTATAATTACCCTCTTTATCCGTCAATACTTCATCATATTTGAATTGAACATTAACAGCCTCACCATCTTTAACACAAACACTCATCAAAAATTCAGCATATTGATGGCTTGCTCCTATCTGTGCTTGAATCATAGCGTTTAATGGAGATGCTATGAGTTTATCGAGTGGTAATGAACTTAACACTGAGCCTACAAATTCTGTTTCTGACATATTAAATTTTCCTTAATTAAATATTATCATCACTTGAACTATCGCTTGAACTATCATTTGAACTATCACTTGAATCATCGGATGTGTCTGTTCGAATGGCAAAATCATCATTATTAAAACTTTCGTCTATCAATTGAAATGTTTCAGAATCCATATAGTCATCTATATAAAATGAAAAAGGCATAATTTTATTACATATCATTATAAAATTATCATCATCATCATCATCATCATAATCAAAATAATTATATAATTCTTGATCTGTTATTCTATATAAAAATAGTTTAAATATTTTTTTAGTTAATTTGTGTATAGGCATAACTAATAAATACTTAGGATATTTATCGATAATATTAAGAATAATTTTTTCTGTTAAATAATCTTTATTAAAAAATACAAATAGTTTAGGATTTTCTAAAGAAGTTATGGAACACATTTCTAATGTTTGAAATTTTTCTGGAATATATTCAATAAATTTACAATTAATATCAAATACGTAATTACATAAATCTTGTGTTAATAAATCTTCATAATCGCTTGAAACAAAATCAAAAACATAAACATTATTTTTGATAGCTGTTTCAATAAGTTTGATATTAACTAGTTCATAAGGAATATGTATTAGTGCTAATCCATCAGAAGAGCACGCTGACATACACATAGCATTATCTATTAATTCTTTAGGGACTTCTATTATATTTGATCCCTTTAAAGAACATGCAGTTAAACATACATCATAAGTTCTAATTTCAATGGGAAGAAAATAAATACAAGATGGGTCGTTAGACAATGAAGTATTAGCTAAGTCCTGTGTAATAAATTTATATGTAAAATTTTGAATATTTTCAGGATTTAACTCACATGCAATTTCAACCATATCCTGAGTTAAAAATTCTTCAGGAAAAAGATGAATATCTTTTGGGATAGTTTCGAATCCAAACTGAACAATTTCTTGATTTAAAAAATTCTTTGGAACTTTATACGCTGATTTATTATATGTTCTTACCATTGTTATGAAGAAATCAATATTACGATAATTACCAGGCAATAATACTATACCCCTATCTGAAAAAGCTGCATATGCTATATACATATCAAAAGTACGCTCTTCAATAGGAACTTCTTGGATTATTGAAGGATTTGCAATAATTAATTCTACATAGTGATCATATTCATCATGTATACACATATTACTTCATCTCAATAATAGTATTATTCCCAAAAAGATCTAATGGTGTTTCTCTTGATTCTTCTTTACCACCACTATTATCACCTAAAATAAATGTAGCTAAATCTACGAAGGCTTTTGGGCTTAAAGATTCTATATTGCCTACTGGTATACCTTGTAACAAATCCATAATACTATCCATGATTATAGATCGCTGCTCATCCCCAATAGTTATATTACACCGATTCACATCCTTCCGAGGACGTCCTAATTTACCAGCCATGTTATTTCTCCTGTTCCTTCTTCTTCTCATCATAATCTTTCTCAGCTTTCTCCATACGATTCTTATCTTCCTCTGTAGGATTATC